CCCAGCAATCGTCTAGTTCAGTATGTGGAATCCTATGTCCGAGTCGATGCAGATGGAGATGGAGTGCCGGAACTCCGCAGAATCTGCACGATTGGCAATGCCCATGAAATCTTGATGAACGAACCGGCAGACTCTCATCCCTTCATCCTGATCCGCAAAGATCCGCTCCCACACACCTGGAGAGGCATGTCTCTCTATGATGAGCTTGCCGATGTGCAACGCATCAAGAGTGCCGTCATGCGGAACATGTTGGATAGTTTGTCTCTCAGCACCAGACCTCGGATCTCCTACCTGGAGAGTGCCGTCGATTGGGAGGACCTAGCAAACGATGAGGTCGGGGCATTGATCCCGATGAGATCGGCTGGAGCAATCCAGATGCTGGAGATGCCTTTTGTCGGTGCTGCCGCATTCCCCCTGTTGCAATACTTGGATGAGATCAAAGAACAACGCACAGGAATCTCCCGTGCTTCCCAGGGACTTGATGCAGAACATCTGCAAAGCACAACGGCAGTTGCCGTGTCTGCGACCCAGAAGGCAGCACAGGCAAGGTTGGAACTGATTGCCAGGAATATTGCCGAGTCTGGATTCAAACCATTGTACAAGAGAATGCTCGGTCTCATCCTCCAGTTCATGGATCAACCTACGATCATGAGACTGCGGGGTGAGTTTGTGCCCGTCGATCCGGCAACCTTCAGCGACTACGATGTGCTGATCACCCTCCCATTAGGACGAGGTTCAGAAGAGGAACGCAGACAGGCACTGCTCGGACTGCTGGCAAAACAAGAACAACTGATCGCTCAGTATGGCCCGATGAACCCAATCGTCGGACCAGAGCAATATTAACAGACACTTCAGAGACTCTTTGCAGATCAAGGATTAGGTGCAGAGGCAGGTTCGTACTTGAGACCACCCCAACAGATGCAGGCATTGCTGCAACAGCAGATGCAGCAAGTGATGGCACAGCAGAATGAAGAACCGAAACCCTCACCAGAGGAGATGCTGGCCCAGGCAGAGATCCAGAGGAAGCAGATCGAGGTCGCTCAACGTGCCGAGGAAATGAAACGCGAGGACGACAGAAAGCGGGACGAGATGGAAGCGGAACTCTTCATCAAGTTGAAGGAACTCAGTTTCAAATACCAGCAACCCATTGATGCCTCACCCTTACTCGATGCCCTGACCCGCAACCGAGAACTGGAGAGAGTGGACCAGGTGCGACAGCAGCAACTGTATGAGCAAACCCCACCAGGACAGATGCCAGCATGACTCCTCGACGGTACGGTTCACGGGGCAGCACGATTGCCACCAATGATGATTATGGCAAGAGGTTCCGCAACTTCATTGATGCGATCACGATGTTCAGTCCTCTACAACCTGCAGCAAAGTCTCTGCTGTACGAAGAGGATTACCCCGTAGCACCGTTTGCGACACCACGGGACCGACTGGCAAACTTGCTGGAGGAACCAGAGTTTGAGCAGAGTCTCACAGAAGCAGGAATGGCAGGACAGGGATTGCCCACTGCAGCAATTGGGTCGGTTAGAAAGGTGCTGCCCAAAGTACAGAAAGCAGTCACTCCTCCCGATGACCCTATGATTGTGCAGCACAATGTCCGCACAGAGGCACTGGATAGAATTGACCGAATGGGTGGGTTGCCTATGCCTTCTATTGCAGTCAGTAAGGCAGAGAACCCACTGACTAATTTTGGAGACATCAGCTTGTTGGCAAGTCCTGAGATGGCAAAGCCAAGTTCAAAGAATCCGGTATATTCTGCAGATGCCTACACGGTCAGGTCTCCCAGTGTTGAGGTGATGCCAACCTCTGAGACGTTGGATCTAGTGCGGAAGATGGTGGGGGAAGACTTGAACCCAGACCACGCAACTGAAATTGCCAGGGACTTGCTCAAAGGAAGGCATATTTCAGATCCTGCTATGCAGAACGCATATTTGAAGACCAAGAAGAAAGGGGTGAAACGATCTGCATTCCCAGACGGGTACGATGGGACAATGGCATACGAACGAGAAATTTATAATCGTCATTTAGCACTAAATCCTTACAGAGAGTACATACCTGGAGAAACTGCGCCTGTTAAAGATTACGACAAATGGTTGAACCGACAGAAGAATAAATTCTTGAAAGACGGAGCAGATTACACCGAAAGGATTTTTAAAGGGTACACCTACTCAGGCAATCGAAGATATGCACCTGCAACTCTCGACAATATTGTCAAAGAGATGAGGTCACTGGAGAAGGAGAGAGGTGCAACAGGGGTTGACCTTTCTGGAAGTATGGGGGCATTACGAGCAAGAGTAACCCCAAGATTCTCAAGTCTTTCAGATGTCAAGGGTTCCAGAGACAAGATTTTGTCTAATGAGGAGTTTATCAAATCCAAGGAGGCCGTTGAGCAAGATTACAATTCCTTTGTCAACAAAGTAAGTGACTATGTGCGGAACATCCCAAATTACCGAGACAATTACTTTAGTACAACTGATGAACTGACTTCTGATCTGGTAATGGGGAGATCATCCAAGGACTGGTTTAATTATGACATTCCAGAAGAGTTGGCAAGAGAAGGTCGAGCATTACGGTCAAAACTGCGGGAAATGCCTACTGAATACTTTGAGATCAAACCAAAGAGAGGAGTTGAGCTTTCGGAGTTTGAGGGGGCAATCATTCCCAAGGATGTTAGTAAGAAAGTAAAACCATTATTAAAGAAAGCAGGAATACGAAAGATTTTAGAATACGGATCTGAAGAAGAACGTAAAGCATTGTTCAAGAAGTTCCCAGAACTGATGTTTGCTCTGCCGTTGATCAGTGCAGGATTACTCGGCACTGAGATGGAAATGAGCAACACTACTGAATCTCTACTGGATTAACCATGCCCAACCCCCTCCGATTCAACATTAAAAAAGGCAGAAGATGAGTGACCCAACCATTCGCATAGGTGATGCTGCCAAGAAGATTCTGCAGGAAGACGCAGTCCGTCAAGCCTTTGACGATCTGAAGACCTCGCTAGTCCAGCAATGGATTGCTGGGAAGACTGCCGAAGACCGAGAACACTGCTGGAACGCATATCATGCCGTTGTGAATTTACATAACGAATTAAGTGCCCAGGTCCAGCGAAGCATTCGCAGGAAAAAACAAACCTCTAAAGGAGAAGAATAATCTATGTCTGAGTATGCAGACTCCGTCAATGTCATAGTAGAGACAGACGGAACACCTCAAACACCTGACATGCTGGTAGCTGACAAGTTTGATACCTTGCTAGGCACAACTCCGAAGGAAGAACCAGAAGAGGTCGAAGAACCCATTGACGAGTACGAAGACGATGCACTGCAAGACCAAGAGGAAGAAGAACAAGAAGAAGTAGAGGTCCAAGCAGAACCAGAACTCTACAAGGTCGTGATCGACGGAGAGGAAGTCGAGGTCAGTCTGGATGAGCTGCAGAAGGGCTACAGCAGACAGAGTGATTATACCCGCAAAACCCAGCAGTTGGCCCAGCAACGAAAAGAGGCAGAGGCACTGCAACAAGATTATGCACAGAGGGTCGAGCAACTTAATCAGTTTGCCCAACAGATCCAGCAGCAACCGGACATCCCCGAACCTCAGTGGACCAGCGATCCGCAAGCCTGGGAACGACTCAAACACGAAGATCCAGTCCAGTTTGTCTTGGAAAAAGATGCAGCAAGAGACAGACAACTGGCTCGACAAGAACGTGCCCAGCAGATGCAGTATCTCCAGAGTGAACAACAGCAGTTGCAGCAACAGCAGTTTGCCCAGCATCTCGACAGTCAACGTCAGCAACTCAACGAGTTGATCCCCGCATGGTCAGACCGAGAAGTGGCAAAGTCCGAAAAACAAGAACTGAGAAAGTGGGCCTCGGATGCCTACGGATTGACAGAACAAGATTTGTCGCAAGCGTATGACGCTCGACTAGTGAAGATTTTGTATGATGCCTGGTCTGCGAACAAGACAACCTCGCAAGCTAAGCAAAGCCTGAAGAAAAGCCCCGAATCGACAGTAAAAACTGCAACGACGAAGGGAAGAAATTTTGTCCCAACGGATCAGAACGCATCACGATTAAAAAAGTCAATGCAGAGCCTGAAAAAGTCTGGGAAAACCAAAGATGCAGTTGCAGTTTTTGATGCACTATTGCGTTGAGACTGCAAAATTTTTTGCCCGATATGGGCAATCTAGATTATTGGAGTAAGTCAAAATGACTATTGTAACCAATGCTTCAACGTCCTATGCGATCAAGGCATCAGGAGTTGAGGAAGATGTAATTGATATCAAAGATATTATTTACGATATCAGTCCAACAGAGACCCCCTTCATCAATTCTGTGGGAACCCGAAATGTGACCAACACCGTGTTTGAGTGGATGGTAGAATCCCTCAGTGCGACAGATACCACAGTCACCATCGAAGGCGAGACCATCAGTGCAGCGGCAGCAAGTCTTTCAACCCGAAAGACGAACATTTGTCAGATCATGCACCGTGCCGTTTCTGTGAGTGCGACCCAGGAAAAGATGAAACTCTATGGGAAGACCTCGCAAATGGCGCATCAGATGGCAAGACGCACCAAGGAACTCAAGCGATCCGTGGAAGCAGCATTGTTGTCAAATCAGGCCCGTGCAGATGGAGATGCTTCGACGGCCCGTGCGTCTGCAATGATCCTGTCTTGGATGGACACCAACACTTCAGTTGGAACAGGTGGAACCACAGACGGTGCAGATGCCAGTACCCCAGGGTCCACGGCACGAACCGATGCTTCTGCAGATGCTCAACGAGACATCACAGCAGCACTGATCAACACTGTGGCTCAGTCTTGTTACGAGAATGGTGGCGAGCCATCCATGCTGATGGTGGGACCGTTCAACAAGACCCAGGTCTCAACGTTGACAGGTCGAAGTATTGCCAGAGAGATGATTGATTCAAACACTGCTGGATCAAACGTCACCGTGTTCGCGACAGACTTTGGAGACCTGCAGGTCATGCCGAACAGGTTCCAACGGGAGCGTGATGCGTTCTTGATTGATCCCGAATATTTCAAGGTAGCTTACCTGCGAAACTTCCAAGTGGAAACCTTGGGCAAGACGGGTGATGCGACCAGCAAATTCGTCATCGTGGAGACGGGACTTGAGGCAACTCAGGAAGCATCAAGCGGACTGATTGCAGACCTCACGACCTCTTAATTGAACTAAGGAGAACCAGGTGCAGACAAAGCAAATACTAGATCACAACGGGCATTTGCTCAGTGAACTCTACATTGAAGAGTCCAATCCTGGGGATCTGCAGATTCATCATCGAGTCACGCAGGACATCGAGCCAACGTTACGGTTGACAAAGACCCTGCGTGACAATGCACACCTCGATAATTTTGCAAACAAAGATTCTGGCTGGAAACGAGTTGCAGAGATTCCACGAGTCCTCTACGACGAACTGCAGAGGCAAGGGATCACCAGAGACAAGAAGAAATTCCGAGCATGGTTGAATGACTATGCCAACAAACCCTTCCGAGTTTGGGAGGGTCGTCTATGACATTCACCGAATTAAAATCCAATATTGCAGACTGGTTGAATCGTACCGATCTGACGAGCGTGATCCCCACGTTTATCACCTTGGCAGAGGCACGTCTGAACCGACAGTTGAGGACGACCAATCAATATACTCGTGCAGATATCAGCACGTCTGACCAGTATCTGTCCATGCCGAGTGACTTCCTAGAGATGAGGCACATCCGAATCACATCCCCGAAAGAGAGGGACCTGGTCGAGATCGCAGCTCACCAGATAAATGAGTACACCGACACAAATTTCATTTCATCCCTGTCAGATTCTCATCCCAGATATTTCGTGTATGGAAGTGCCCTGCGGATTATCCCCGCACCAAGTGAGTCGATCACATACGAGATGTTCTACTATGCGAAGGTCCCAGCACTGTCCACGACGAATACAACCAACTGGGTCTCCACCTCGCACCCTGATGCCTATCTCTACTACTCACTGCTGCAGGCCGCACCATACTTAGGAGAGGACGAAAGAATCCAGGTCTGGGCACAGCAGGCCGAACGTGCGGTTGCCGAGATCCAGGCCAGTGATGACCGAAGGAGAACGAAGGGGTCACGGCATAGTCTCAACTTTCAGGCCCTGTCATGAGTGCAGAACAGTTCCCGTATGGAGAAGGGAAGTACGACATTGGGCCCTACTCAAAAGAATACTTATTCGTGACGGAGTCAGATCCGGTTTCCGATTGGACTGCACGACCAGATTTGAATGAAGATCTCTGGAGCATTCGCACTGACACCACCACTGAAACTTGGACAGGTAACTGATGGCACTTACAGACTCACCTCCTACAACGACGCACTTCAACATCACACTCCCAGAGGTCGGTGCAGATCGAAATCAATGGGGTGTCAAACTGAATGCAGCTCTGGAAAGCACTGCCTCCGAGGTCAAGACCGTTGATGATGTACAAGGAGATCCAACAGATAGCAGCACCCCATCTCTGGCCTATCAACTGACGGGTGCAGTGACCTCTGCAAGTAATGCCGAGTCTGATGCAAGCACTGCTGTGGATGTTGCTGTGCAGATGGTGAATCAATACCTAGTTTCAGTGGTTTCGGCAGTAAACAGTTTGGATAGCGAGGTTGGAGATACCTCAACCAGTGGGACGGTTGCCTTCAATGCAAATCAAGCGAAGTTGGATGCAGCATCTGCAAAAACCACTGCAGAGGGTTTGATCTGATGCCTACGACTTCCTCGTATTATTCTGATCTGGAGTACCCAACGGTCAATGAAGATGCCAGTACCTATGGGACGATCATCAACACCTATCTTGATGGACTTTTGACCAAGCTGAAAACCGTCAGTGATCGAGTGACGAATGCCCAGGCACAGTTGGGAAATATCAATCGAGGGGTAAATGCCGTTGATCGTATCAACAACACTTTGGCAGGAGCAATCGGATCCTCTGCCCTGCTTCCCTCCACAGGCACAACTGTACTGCCAGACCCGTACAGTGGGACGTACACCAAAACCACAACCTGGCCTGCATTCACCTCTGAGTTGGCATCCTACAGTCCTCCAACCACACAGTCGGAAGTAGAGAATTTTGATTACCAAGGATTTGCCAGTGCCCTGACAACAGAATTAAATCGGATCGATGCAACCGTCACACAAGCGGAAGCAGACATCCTTGCAGCACAGCAGGACACTTGCCGTGCTAAAAAATACATTGAGACCTATCAGTCTGGGGGAACCCTTGGTTGGTCAAATTATGCAATCCAGATTCACCCTGTTGGAAGTGGTGGGGCGGGTACGTTGACGACAACGAATGACGGTTTTACCTTTACCTGGAGTCAGTCTGGAGCAGCATCGTCTATTGTCAGTTTGGTTGGAGCAAGTTCGGGGAATATGCGAGTAGCGGCCAGATTCGGTGGAACTGGATACGGAACACCGAGCAGTGAAGGGGATTTCGCTTACGGGTTTGCAAGTCCTCCAGTCAGTTTCACTGGTTCATCCAGTGCGCTGAATACATATTTCCGAAGTTTGGCAGTCCCGTTCGTAATTTCAACGGGCAGCAATTCATTCACAGTGAATGCGTCCTCGCTTTATGCAGGTAGTATCACAAGTTTTTGGAACACTCGCCCAGGGACACAACAAGCAATTTGTCATATTGATGTTCTGCAGGGAGTGCAGACATTCACAACGCCCGATTTGACTGAATGCGAAAACCCTAACCCACCGTACTTTATATGACCGACTTCAGTCTTACTAGTAACCTTAGTCTCAAAAAACCAATCCCAGGTGGTTCAGACGGCAAATGGGGTGAGTACATTAATGAAAATCTGGAAACCATTGGAGCTGCCGTGGTCAGCCTGCAGAATGCAAGCACTTCACGGACACTCGAATCCCTGTCCAACGTGCTGGATCTCACACCGACCACTGGGCAACTGCTGCAGTTCTCAGGGAGTAATTGGTCTACCGCAACGGTAACGATTCCAGATAATATTCAGGACCTCACCAACGTCACGGTCACTTCTCCTTCCGATGGGCAGGTGCTGGCGTACAGTACCAGCAATTCAAGATGGGAGAATCAAACCCCAGGGGCCGCAACCATTCCAGACGGAACCATCACGAATGCCAAACTTGACACTAGCCTGCAGGGACAGGTTGCACTAATCCTCCAGACCACAGGAACCCCAACCGATAACCAGATTGTTCGATACGACTCAACATCTGCAAACTGGCATTTTGAGGACCTGCCTGGAGGGACCGTTGCTGCACTTTCGGACACCGATGTCAGTGGAATCGCAAACAAAGATGTTCTCGTCTATAACTCCACCTCTGGCAACTGGGTTTCTCGATCATTAGCAATTTCGGATGTGCCGAATTTACAGAGTATTTTGGATGGGAAATTATCTTCATCAGATGTCACGATCTCATCGATCTCTGATACAACGATCACGTCAATTGTCGATAATTCTGTACTTGTTTACGACAGTGGAACCAGCAAGTGGGTGAACGAGTCTCCAAGCACTTTTAAGTCCACATTATCTTTAGTAATCGGCACAAACGTGCAGGCACAGTCTGCTAGGCTGGACGAAATCGCAGCATTGACTCCAACGGACAGTAATATTGTGGTCGGAAGTGGGAGTAGTTGGGTAGCCGAATCCGGTGCTACGGCTAGAGCAAGTCTGGGAGTCAGCATTGGCACACAAGTCCAGGCTCAGTCTGCCAGGTTGGATGAAATTGCGGCATTGACCCCAACAGATGGCAATTTCATCGTTGGGGATGGGACAGCTTGGGTAGCGGAGTCCGGTGCGACAGTACGAACCAGCCTGGGGTTGGGGAGTCTGGCAACTCAGAACACGATCACAGAATCACAGATCAGCGATCTCCAGACTTACCTGACTGCAGAGAGCAACGACCTCAGTTCTACAGTGACCTGGGCAACGGTCCCTGATGCCTACGTCAGTGAATCATCGGTTACTCAACATCTAGGATCTTATGCGACTACCGGAAAAGCGATTGCGATGGCAATCGTGTTTGGATAATCGAGAGAAATAATGGCAGCACCCAACATAGTTAATGTCAGCACAATTACTGGCAAAACGGCAGTCCAGGCAATTGGAACGAGTGCAGCAGCAATCGTGTCGAATTCTGCATCCAGTGGCAAAGTCTACAAGATCAACACTTTGTTAGTCAGTAATGTCGATGGTTCTGCCAGTGCAGATGTCACCGTGGATCTCTATCGGTCCAGCACTGCCTACCACATTATTAAAACTGCTCCGGTCCCAGTTGGTTCAACCCTAGACATCCTCTCGACAACCTCCGTGTATCTAGAAGAAGGAGATTCAATCAGACTGACAGCAAGTACTGCATCAGACCTGGAAGGGATCGCTAGTTATGAGGAGATTTCCTGATGAGCTATATCGGTAGTAATGCCCAAGGACTGATCAGCAATATTGATGGTGGCACGATTAAGAACGCTACGCTCGACAGTAGCGTGACGTTCCCTCCTGGCAGTATAGTGCAAGTAGAATCTACGCAATTCGGCTCAGGTGCTACGATGACTTCAATGGACTATCACACAGATTATGTAGTTGTTGACGGAACCGCTGGGGATAGCAATGCTACTGAAATATTAACAGTTGAGCTTAAGCCGAAATTTCAGAACTCCAAAATTTGGCTTCAGGTTTCGTGGTGTGGTGAAGTAAACCCCACCAGCATTTCGTGGAACATGATGTTTTTTATATATCGAAATAGCACAAAACTGCAAACAGGCACTTCAAGTTCATCATCTCCAAAGGGGATTCATCCGATAGCCCTATCGTACAACCAGACAGATGCTGATAGCACAATGGAGAGTTCGTTTTTTCAATATTTTGATACTCCCAACACTACTGATAACATTACCTATAAATTGGGGATTAACAACGGTTCTACACAGGGAAGTATTGCGACAAGTAGGACAATCACCGATGGAGGAGCAGGTTATGAACGAGGGGTTTCGTCAATCGTAGCAATTGAGATTAAGCAATGAGTGGCCCACAGCACCGGATAGTTTATGAGTAATGCACGAACGCTAGCGAGCCTAATAAATAGTAGTAGTGAGGTAGTTGTACCGAGCGGCGGGATTCAGTTTGCTGATGCTCCGAACACTAATACAGTATCAAATCAATCAAATTTGATTGAACAAGATGGGTATGAAGAGGGTTCGTGGACACCGAGTGTTGTTGCTGGTTCAATTTCTGGAACATCGATCACTTACACAGGTAAATACACGTTAGTTGGAAATAAATTAACCCTCTATATGAAGGCTCATTCTGCATCTGGTAATTTACAAGTTAGCAGTTATGTTGGGTTTTCGGGAGTTCCGTTTGCAATTACCAACCCTGGCACAAGCACAGTAATTACAGAAGACATTGATGCTGCTTCTAGACACGGTTTTTGTCTAGTAGGCACTAGTAGTAGGATTTTCTTTTCTCCTTGCGGAAGTTCTTCGGGTACTAATCAGCTTTTAACTACACTAACAACCATCATCTAAAATAAACTAGGTTCAAAATGGCACTTACCAAACAAACCATCACCGATAAGATCGAAATCGTTGGCCCATTTAGCCACGTTCAAGTGCGAGAAGCAGTGCAAGTGCTGGAGGACGGTAATGTGATTTCACAGTCTTACCATCGTTATGTGGTATCTCCAGCAGACGATTACTCTAGCAAAGATGCAAAAGTACAAGCAGTGTGCAATGCAGTGTTCACTTCTGATGTGATAAGCGCATATCAAGACCACTTAGCAGCACAAGAAGTCGCAGCATGAGTTATATCGGACAAATTCCACTCCCCCAGGCAACAGAAGAACGGATTGAACGAACTGCTACTGCTGGGCAAACGTCCTTTACTGGACTGACGTATGTCAATGGGTTTATCTCCGTTTATCTGAATGGGGTAAAACTAGACAACGCTGATTTTACTGCTACGGATGGGTCTACGGTCACATTAGCAACAGGTGCTGCTGAAGGCGATACCGTCAGTTTTGTTAGTACAACGCAGACCTCTGCTCTGGTTGCTTTACCACTGAAGGATTCTGCTGGGAATAGTGTGCTGAGTGAGTCTGGTGGTGTGGTGACGCTACAGAATGTGACGTTTCCAACAAATCATTTAATTGGATTTGGTTATGGTGAAGAAACTTCTTCGACAGGCGACATTAACAGTTCTTCAACAGGTTTTCAAAGCAGTGACCTAAAAGGAATTATTTTTGGTACTGAGATAAACGTTGGATCTGTTTTAAATGGGGAAAAATTAATTTTCACATTGATGGGAGGACAGGCTTATTTTAACGCTAGTTCAGTTACCCCATACTACAACACCAGTTGCGGAATTGCTTACAATACTGACAGCACGACACCTACTACCTCCAGCACTAGAGTAATCCTTTGGTCAAGCGATTGGGTTCAATTAGGCAGTGGATCTAATTCTGTTTCACCCTGCGGATCTCATGTAATTACAAACTCAAGTGGTTCAACACAAACTATTAAAATTAAGTTTTGGTTAGGTGCTAATGATAATTATTCAAATAGTAATGTTTACGCACATTGGGATGGCTCACGAACGTATAATCCAATTCGATACCAATACTACATTTTGAGTGCATAAAATGAGAGATATTTGGGCAAAACTAGGCATTCCGTATAAGGTTGTAAATGATAAACCTGTTTTTGAAACAGATTTATCTGATGCGATAATTCAGGAAAAGATCGCTGAACTGAGAGTAGACTACGATTCCAAGCAATACCAACGGGACCGTGCTGCCGCATATCCGTCTTGGCAAGACCAGCTAGATAATATTTTTCACAACGGTATTGACGCATGGAAAGTTGATATTCAAGCCATTAAAGATCAATACCCAAAACCGTAACCAAAGGCCGAGCATATGCCAGACATGGTTCAAGTCCTCTCTGATTTAGGGGGCACACTAGGGTCGCTCCTAGCGGCATTCATCTACATCTGGCATCTCCAGAAATCATTTCAGGTTGAACGGGATGGATACCGTCAAGAACGAGATGAGTTACGCAAGGAAGCACTGGACGAAAGAACCCGATGGGTTGAGAAAGACTCGGAGGCAGACCTCAGAATGATAGAACTGCAACAGTCCAGTTATCAGAGTCTAATGGGAGTGATGCAAGACACTGCAAAAGTGCTGCAGGATTTACATAGTTCGATAAATGAGTTGAAGGTCATGATTGGGGACGCAAAAAAGTGAAACCCTTACTCCTCCTCCTGCTGTTCTTCACAACAACCGTCCAGGCTCATGATGAAGAATTGGAGTACAGAACGCACTTTCTTTTCACCTGGTCAGGGAATTGTGTCCAGAAGATCCTTCCAGATTTCCAACGACAGGGAATGCCTTATCTGTTTGCACTTTCAATGGCGAGTCAAGGGTGTGGATGTGTGATTGATGAATTTCGGAAGAAGCACACCCAGACCGAGGTGCTGGGATTCAGTGAGAAGGAACGGTTGGAAAAATCCATGTACTACACTCAAATCTGTGCAGGACAAGTCAAGGAGATGTGATGTCAGTGAGTGAGTCCAAAAATTTCAGTCGTGAGGAACTGCAGTGTAGTTTCTCTGGGGAGTGTGAGATTGAGGAGGATGCCCTCAACAGACTGCAGGCATTGCGGGATGAGTGGGGCAAGCCGATGAAATTATCCTCTGCCTATCGTGCAGCTCACCATCCAAGGGAACGAACGAAACCCAACGGACCAGGGCATCATCACGGATTAAATGGGAATGGAGGACAGGCATTCGATGTACTGATTGCAGGTGAGGACGTACCTCCCTTCATCGCACTAGCCATCAAACATGGATTCAAGGGGATTGGGGTAAACCAAAAAGGTGAATGGACTCAGAGATTTAT